TTATACTGAAGAGCCGTATGAGGGAAATCTTCAAGTACGGTTCTGTGAGGGGCATTGAAGTTCTTCACATTATAAATGAAAAATTAAATTATAAAAAGGAGAAATATATTATGCCTACTCGACAACAAAGAGGTACAAGTATGAACCAATAAGGAACATCATTATGAAGCTAGATAAGAAATTTCTTTTTATTAAATATTACTGCGGAGGTATATCTGTAACGGTCAATGCAATGGCTGCTGACGGAATAACTTTAAGTAGAAGTCAAGCAACCCGATATATGAAATCTCCTTATGTGATAGATGCAATAAAAGATAAAACCGAATTAACTGTTGAACAATCAGCAGGAATCGCAACCAAAGCAAGAAGGCAGATCTTTTGGACAGATGTAATGCTTAATGAAAAAGTCAAAATGAATGAACGGCTAAAAGCATCTGAATTATTAGGTAGGTGTCAAATGGATTTCACTGAAAGAGTGAAGGTTGAAGGTGGTGATGCTCCAGTAAAACACAGTGTATCAAGTTTAGAAGTTGCTGATAGGATAAACCAGTTAAAAGATGATCATGGAAAAAAATAATGATATGCAGCGGTCTTTCTAAAGAACAATCCAATAATTTATATTTACAGGTTTTAAGAGATCATGATATTAAAGCTCAGAGACAGCTTTGTAGAGAAGATTTATTTTACCTTATTCAGATTGCCTGTAAGCGTAAAGACTTAAATAAAGACTGGCTATATGATCGATGCAGAGAAGTTGAAGCCTCACCTAATGATCATTTGGATCTTTGGGCTAGAGAGCATTACAAAAGTACAATAATCACATTTGCTCAATCAATTCAGGATATCTTATCTTCTCATGGTGATAATCCGCTACCTAAATGGAAAGGCAGAGAAGTTACAATTGGGATATTTAGCTGTACAAGACCATTAGCCAAAGGTTTTCTAACTCAAATTAAGAGCGAGTTAGAAAATAATACATATTTAAAAGATCTATTTCCTGATGTTTTATATAATGAGCCTAAAAGAGAATCCCCTAAATGGTCTTTGGATTCAGGAATAATTGTAAAAAGAGAATCCAATCCAAAAGAATCAACAATTGAAGCTTGGGGATTAGTTGATGGACAGCCTACAGGAAAACATTTTTTTATACGAGTTTATGATGATGTTGTAACAAAAGAGTCTGTAACTACTCCGGATATGATTAAGAAAGTTACTAATTCATGGGAGCTATCAGATAATTTAGGGTGTGATGGTGGACTTGTTCGATATATAGGAACTCGTTATCACTTTAATGACACTTACAGAGTTATGATGGAGCGAAAGATTGCCACCGAAAGAATTTATCCTGCAACAAATGACGGAACTTTAAAAGGTAAGCCTATTTTTTTAAGCAGAGAGGCATTGGACAAAAAAAGAAGAAATCAGGGACCTTATACTTTTTCCTGTCAAATGTTACAAAATCCAACTGCTGATAAGGCGATGGGGTTTAAAGAAGATTGGCTTAAATTTTATGATGAATTAAGAAATCATTTAGGTTGGAATTATTATATTCTTGTTGATCCTGCTGGAGAAAAAAAGACAACAAACGATTATACGGTTATGTGGGTTATAGGTTTAGGACCTGATAAAAACTATTATTTAGTAGATGGATTAAGAGATAGATTAAACTTGACACAACGAACAGAAAAACTATTTCAGTTTGTGCGGAAATATAAACCGCTTAACACCGGATATGAAAAATATGGTCTGCAATCTGATATTGAGCATATTGAATATGTTATGGACGAAAAGAATTATCGTTTTAAGATTACAAAATTAGGCGGTTCGTTATCTAAAAATGACAGGATAAGAAAACTTGTTCCCATTTATGAGCAAGGTAGATTTTGGCTTCCTAATAGACTTACTTATATTGACATTGAGGGAAAGTGTAGAGACTTAGTGAAAGAATTTATTGATGATGAGTTCACTGCTTTTCCTGTCGCAGTACATGACGATATGATGGATTGTATGGCCCGAATAATAGACACTGATCTTGGTGTGGAATTTCCTAAAGAGGTTGATATTAATTATTTATCAATAACTATGGAAAACAGCACAAATCAACTAACTACAGATATGGATATTTATTCTTAATCAAAATTACACCACGTTCTTTCTATTGATATAGAACAGTTAATTTTTTTTGATTAAGGAAATAATATATGTGCAGTTCATCACCTCCAAAACAGAAACCAGTTCCAGTGATGCCGGACAAAGCAAGCTATCAAGCACAAGCCCAAAAAAGAGATAAAAAGAAATTCGCTAACGCAAAAGGGCGAAATGCTACGATTTTAACTAATCCTTTAGGCGTGTCTACAGATCCAACAGTTAAAAAGAAAACTTTACTTGGTGGATAAAATGGATAAAGATTCTAATTCAACTAAAAAATATAGAATAAAATTTGAGCAGCTAAAAGATAGTGCTAAAAATAAGCTGAATTCATGGAAAGATATTTCTGATTATATGCTTCCTGATCATTCCATGTATTTATTTGTTGATGAAGAAAGAGATTCTACAAGAAGTAGAGAAAAAACGAGCGGTGTAGCTGAAAGAAGTGCTGATGACTTAGCAGCAGGAATGCAAAACGGAATGACTTCACCAGCAAGACCGTGGTTCGGTTTAACTTTATCAAATAAAAAGCTTGCAGAAAATGCAAATATAAAAGCATGGCTTCATTACTCATCTAAGATTATTCTACATATTTTTGCTAAAAGCAATTTTTACGCTTCAATGAAATCTGTCTATAAAGAATTAGGTGGATTTGGTACTGCCTGTATGCTTATTGAGGAAGACTTTGAAACGGTAATCAGATGTAAAGTTTTTACTATTGGTGAATTTTATTTAGGTATCGATTCAAAAGGTAAGCCTGATACACTCTATCGCAAATTTAAAATGACAGCATCGCAGCTTGTTGAAAAGTTTGGCATTGAAAATGTTTCAGATACAGTAAGAGAATGCTACGAAAAAGATAAAACAGAAGAAAATTTTGAAGTTATACATTGTGTTCAGCCTAGAAATACAAGAAATTTCCGTAAAAAGAATTCTGAAAACATGGCTTTTGAATCAATATATTTTGAAGAAAAAGCACCAATTGAAAAGTTTTTAAGTAAATCAGGATATAAAAATATTCCTTTTGTCGGTCCTCGTTGGGATGTATGCGGATCTAATGTTTATGGAACTTGCCCTGGGATGAAAGCTCTTGGAGATACTAAGCAACTCCATGTGATGATTAAAGACGAAGCTATTGCAATTAAAAAACAGATACATCCACCAATGAACGCTGATTCATCGCTAGTAGGTAAGCCTGCTTCTGTGCTTCCTGGTGGCGTAACTTATACAGATTTAAAAGAAGGTAATAAAGGTTTTGTTCCTGCTTATCAAATTTCAATAGATATTTCAGCTTTAGAAATGAAAATTGATAAACTCGAAAAAGGAATAAGAAAACACTTCTATAATGATTTATTTCTTTCAATAATCGAATCAGATAAAAGAATGACTGCAACAGAAGTTGCAGAAAGACAAAAAGAGAAACTATCCGTCTTAGGTCCTATTGTTGAAAATCTTGAAGCTGAAATGCTCGATACAATAATTGAAAGAACTTTTAAAATAGCAATTGATTTAGGTTTAATTCCACCTGCACCGCAAGAAGTACAGGGAGCGGAATTAAAAATTGAATACATTTCTATTCTTTCACAAATTCAAAAAATGACAGGAACAACGGCGATAGATCAGTTTACAGCTTTTGCAGGTGGATTGATGGGAGCGTTTCCCGAAATAAAACATAAAGTTGATGCTTTTGAAACACTTGATCAATATGGCGACATGCTTGGCATTCCTCCAAAAATCTTACGACCTGATGATGAAGCAATGGCTTCGATACAACAGGAACAAAAGGCAATGCAGCAAGCCCAAATGTCTGAGCAAATGAATCAGGCAGCACAAAGTGCGAAAACTTTAAGTGATACTCCTATGGGGGATCAAACTGCGCTAGATGCAATTATGGGAGGTTTTTAGTGGCTAAAGAATATAATGCTTCAGATCCTAAAATGATCAAAGATCAAAAACTATATAACGATTTAGCTAAAAATCAGGATCAACAGGATTTAAAAAAAATTCTTTCAACATCAGAAGGGAAAAGATTTTTTAGAAAAATGTTTAGTGAATGTAGAATTTTCGGTTTGAGCTTTAGTCTTGAAGGAAAAACTGATCTTAACGAAGGTATTAAATATGTAGCTCTTCGTTATTTAAATGAAATATGTGAAATATACCCGGAGGTTCTTCCGGAAATCTTAATAAAAATAGAGGATAAAAATCATGGCTGAGGAAAATACAAATACCGAAGAACAGAATAGTAACACGCTTTTAGGTGGCAGCGATCAGAACTCTGAAAATCAGACTTCCGAAGGTTCAGAGAATGAAAATAATCAGGGATCTGATCAACAGAATGAAGAACAAAATAATAATGATAACTCTAATACTCAAGAAATCACTTATGAAGATTTTACTCTTCCTGATGGGGTGGTTTTAGATCAAGAATTTTCAGGTGAGTTTTCTAATCTTGCTAAAGAGTTTGGATTGGATCAAGAAAAAGCACAAAAAGCAATTGACTTAATTGTTAAAAAAGTTCAGTCAGACGGAACTAGAACTCAACAGACCATAGAAAAAGCTATTCAGGATAACATGACAGCAGAGCGTACTAAATGGATTGACGAGATGCAAAATGATTCTGAATATGGTGGTCCTAAATTTGAAGAAACTAAAACAAGAGCATTGAGAACATTACGCTCTTATATGGAATCTACAGGAGACAGCAAAATAACTGAATTCCTCGACAATACAGGCGTGGGAGACAGTCCTCATTTAATTAAGCTTTTGGCTTTTATAGATAAAAAATATGGTGAAGATTCTCATGTGGCAGGTCAGCCTTCAGGTGAGATTTCAGATAGTGAACTTTTCTACGGAAAAAACAAATAACAAAGGAGAATGAAGTATGGCTTATGACAGTTCACAGGTAATGACACTTGCCGATTTGGCTTCTGCACAGGGAGCTGACAAGAAAATTTTAAGAATCGCTGAAATCATGACTCAAAAGAATGAAATTCTTGATGACATGATGTGGAAAGAAGGAAATTTGACTGATGGTAACTCTTCGGCAATAAGAACTGGACTTCCAAGCGTTGCGTGGCGATGATGTATGAGGGTGTACAGCCAAGTAAGTCAAAAAAAGCAATTGTTAAAGACACTTGCGGAATGCTTGCTGGATATTCAGAATGTGACCAAAAACTAGCATCACTATCAGGAAATGTCGGTGCGTTTAGAATGTCAGAAAGTAGAGCTTTCTTTGAAGCTATGATGCAAGAAATGGCAAGAAATATTTTTTATGGAAATGCCAGAGCTGATGCAAGGAAGTTTACAGGGTTTGCTCCAAGATATAACGATTTAGGAGCTCCTAATGCTGAAAATGTCATTGATGCTGGCGGTACAGGTCCCAACCTTACATCTATTTGGCTTGTTCTTTGGGGAGAAGATAGCTGTTTTGGTATAGTTCCAAAAGGGTCAAAAGTAGGATTAAGCCATAAAGATCACGGTGAAGTGCAGCTGATTGATGAGAATGGTGGAAAATATCCCGGATATTCAGATTATTACAGCTGGGATGGTGGTCTTGTTGTAAAAGATTGGCGTTCAATTGTAAGAATTGCAAATATTGATATCGACGCACTTTGGGATTGTAAAATAATAAACTAAGCGATATTTAATAATCCTGTAAAACGAGTATACTTTTATGTATGAGTATAAAACAGGAAGAAATAGATTTATTCAGAGAAAAATATTTGACCCTAAAGAGT